TCCATTACTCCGTTTACTGCGCCGCCGGATACCTTTGTGGCAACCTGTGCATCAAATGCAAAAATGGTGCCATCAGGGAGAGTTTCCTTGAAAGAGCACACCTCTTTGCTTGCCTCTGCTGCTTTCATCTTTCTGTATGCAGAATCTGCTGCGTTGCTGAATTTGAATTTGTACTCAAGATCTCCGGGATCTCCAATACCAAACTCATACTGCTTTACGGAATCGGAGAGGCAAGTGTTCTCCACCTTTTCAGGCTCATTTCCGAGCTCAGGAACCTCCTTAAGCCCTGCGAGCACTGCAAATTCCTGATCAGTTGATCTCTTGCAGGATAATGTAATACCATTTGCTAACATTGTACGTTACCTCCTTAATTGTTATAAACAAGCCCTCCGGTGCTTGCATCAAGATCAAGGATACCCTCATATCTCATGATCTTGTGCTTGAATCCGTTGGGATCATCCACATCATTGCACTGCTTTCTCCTGAGGCCCAATGCTGCAAGTGCTGCATCCACATCCATGGCCGTTTGAGATGTGCTCTGATTGTTCCAAATGTCTATCCTATAAAGCAAATGGGATTTGCTCTCCTGGCCATCCGTCCACTCATATACGGAATTATCCTCCTCAGTGTACTGGATTGCCGGAAACTTCTCCCAGCTCTTAGGATATCCATCACTTACGTTTTCGGTGATGTTTTTAATTGCGTTGTATACCTGGTCTTTTACATTTACCATTAGCTTTCCCCTACTTTCTTAATCTCCGCTTTTAGTGCTGTTTTCAGGTTCATCTTGATGATATTCTCATTCATTTTGAGAGCCGGATACATAAATGGTTGTGCCGCTTGGCCGTTGGTGTAGTAGAAAACTCCATCCTCACCCTCACTCTTTGGCCAATGATACAGATCTGCATCTGCCGGAGGTACATCATCTCCCGGGAACCACCACCCATGTTGGGTGTATGTGGGATGCACATTCGGGGAAATCCCCTCATGGCTTGCCTCACCATTCGGGCCGGTACCAAATTCCACATATGCTGCATGCTGGTTGTTGGTGTAGCAAATGCCCCTCACCAGCTTTCCCTCCTGCCTTACATCGGTTCTTATGGATTGCCTTAGCTCTCCATGGTTTACCGGGCACAGGAGCACAGCTGTGTTTCTTACCCTCCGGATCTCTTTGCCCATTGCCTTGGCAACAGGCTCACTCAGATCCTGTATCTTGTTCAATTTGCGATTTAAGGAATCAGCTCCTATTACATGATTAGCCATGTGCTTTCTCCAAAGTGATTACCTTAGGATCAACATCTCTGTTGATGGATTTGATGATGTAATCAGGAGGCTCAGTGCCCTCCACGTACACGCAAATACCATCATTCTCCTGCAAATCAAGAGCTCCGCTGTATTCCATGTTTTTGATATAGCCGAGATGCTCTCCGTACATCTGAGCCTGTACAGCCCCTCCTGCCTGCCAAATTGTGGCATCAATCGGTTCTGCCTCTGCCCAGGTGATTACATCTCCGCCCTCTGAGTTCTTCCCAACAATCCTTTTACGGAGTTGGTACTGGCTCATCTGCTTTCTTCTCATACGCATGGCCGCCTACCCTCACAATTCTGCATTGTTCGATTACACTCTTGATCTCTGCCGGAATCTCAACAAAGGATGCGGAAATACCGCCCTCACTTCTCGATGCCTCACCCTCGGTGCCCATCCTGTTATATGCAATCAGGGCCCACTTTCTTTTTACCGGCTTTAATCTGTCAATCAGCACTGTTCTGTTTGTTAGTGCAAGGATCTCCTCCTCCGCTGCCTGGAGAAGAGCTGCCAGGAGTTCATTATCCTGGCAGCCTGTCATTGCACTGAGTATCTGCAAATCATCCATGGTTACTCCTCTCCGGATCACTCATGGGCTTTGATCACCTCAACAAGGGTTTCCTTGTTCATGTTCGCATATCCCTGAATGCCCTTTTCTTTGGCAACCTTGCGGAGATCCGCAACACTGAGGCTTGCATAATCAACCTCGGATGCCTCCTCAGGCTCCTCTGTTTCTTCCTCTGCCTCATCAGCTGTTTCAGCCTCCTCAGGCTCCTCGATTTCTTCCTCAGGCTCTTCAATAGGAGTTTCCTCCGGCTTAGGCTCCTTACCAAAGCCGGAGAGGCTCTCTGCTACTTCATACTCATCTGAGTGCTTTTTGCAGTGCTTGATTACATCCTGGTTCTGAATCTCGGTAATAATGCCGCTCTTAAGATTTTTGATGAACATATTGGCTTACCTCCTTACTCTTTAGGCCTTGTTTACAGTAAGCACAGAGAGTGCTCTTCCGTTTACCACCTTAGCACCATATACATGGAGGCCCTTAACGGCATCAGAGAATGCCTTTTCAGGTCTGTATGCCTCAGTTTTGAGGATCTGCTCTGCGTAAGATGTAGCCTGACGAGTTCCGGCAACGATCTTGTACTTGGTTCCGGTTGTGTTGGGAACATTGTTGGAGATGTTTACAGCAAAGCCTGCTGCCACACCAACCTCACCACCCTCGATGAGTGCCTTGTTGTAATCAGTGCCGTTTCCAACGAATCTCTGATCCTTTAAAAGGAGGCCGTGGAAGAATGCAGGCACAACAACGAATCTGCCGGCCATAGGTACATTCTTCTCTGTAAGGTCTGTTGCAAGATCAACGAGCATATCATATGCAGTTGTTGCAGTAGGAACAAGAGGAGTTGCATCAGAGCCAAGGTTGCTGCCGTTGTTTTCTGCGCCAACAGCCATGAGGCCAGCAAGATATCCATCTGTTACATCGTTCATGCCGTATGCAGCTCTCTGCATAGCATCATCCATGAGCTTGGGATTGGTCTGTGCCTGATCCACATCATCGATTCCAAAGTTGAAATACTTTGCCTGATCGATTTCAAGGAGCTGGCCGGATCCATCTACTGCCTCAGGATCTGCGATAGGTGTTCCCTTTGTGTAATCTCTGATGGTGATATCACCGATCTGATTGATCTTAACCTTGTCACCAAAGTTCTTGATTTCACCCTCATAATCTCTGTTTACGAGATTTGCGTAAACGTGTGCCTTGTCAAGGTGTGCAAGTAATCTTGCGCTCCAAATTGTAGGAATAAAAGTTGCGATTGCCATAATAAATTACCTCTTCTTTCTGCCTTAAAGGCCATTCTTCATGGATGCCTGTACTGCATCCCAGTTCTTGTTGATCTCCTCCGGGCTCATCTTGGAGATCTGTTCCTTGGTGAATGTGATGCCGCTTTCCGGTGCTTTCTTCATCGGTGAGCCTCCTTTGAGTTTGTCCTCCACAGCTTTTGATAAAGCCTCCTGGAAAGACTTTTCCACCGCCTCTATCGATGCCTGGCATGCATCTGCGCTTGAATAGTTCAGAACATTGGCCAATTCGATAGGCAATCCTTTCTCTGCAAGTGTTTCCTTTGCCTGTGCGGAAAGTTCCCTCTTGGTGATCTCTGCCTCTCTTGCAGCCAATTCTTCTTCTCTCTTCTGCTGTTCATACTGAGCTTTCTGCTCTGCATTCATCTTGGCCAGCTTTTCTGCCTCGGTCTTTGCCTCGGAGATCTTGGTTTCGATTTCTGCCTGCATCTTTGCTCTGTTTGTTTCAAGTGCTTTGGCCACTCTCTTATCAAATTCAGCCTGCATCTTAGGATCTTTGAGAAAATCATCGAATCCCTCAGGCTTAGGAGTGCCTGCTGCACCCTGGCCAGCATTACCTGCCTCAGGATTTCCAGCTGCACCGGTGCCTGCATCTCCGGATCCGCCTGCTGAACCACCGCCGCCTGCTCCTCCGGCTCCACCTGCATCCTCTGCAAAAAACTGCAAATTCATAGGCATCTTACATCTTGCATTACCAAACATCTTTTTGTTTCTCATTACGTTCCTCCTTTGTGCCCCTGCATTGGCTTTGTGCCCCCACAGATTCAACTTGGTTTACTTTGTTCTTGGCTTTCTAACCCTCAGCCGGGGAATAAAAGGGATTTCTCCCAAATTACTCAATGATTTCCCAATCCTCGGCCAGCATATCTGTTTGTGATGCTAACCAGGGAACCACTCCCTTTGGAGCTGCCGGATTATCTGTGATCAGCTGCGTTGTTACAATGTAGATGTACGGCAATGTCATTTTGCTGTGCTCATCCGGCTTTTGGAGCTCAATATAGATCCCTTTGCCATTCCATCCTGCTCTCCTGCATTTCTTCCCCTCTTTGAGGGCCTCAAGAGCTTTTCCGAAATCCATGCCTGCTGCCTCCTTTCGCTTTATCGTTTTGCATTTCATGCACCATCTCTGAATGGGCCGCTTTGATTCCGGCCACAAATCCCATGATCGATGCAGCAAGGAGAGCTATGCATAGGATTGCAACAACAAATATAAACTCTTTCATATCTCCCTCCTTGTTTTTTGGCATACAAAAAGAGCCATGCATTTTCTGCATAGCTCTTTCAATATCGTTTGTTATCTTAGAATATTACTGCGAGGCTGTTTGCCTCATCCTCTGTGATTTCCTCAAAATCCATATCCTCTCCACAGAAAATACAGAGGGCACCTCTTTCCTCTTTCCAGGTACCATCTTTGTTTTTTCTCTCCATGAGGCCTTTGTTGTACCGGTACACCCTCTCGGCTGTATTCTTGGCTCTGTTCAGTTCGTAGGCAATCCAAAAACTATCTTTGTTCATATCCGGATCCCTCCTATAACTTTATTTTATCAACATCCACAGGATTTGCAACAGTTAATGATAATCGGATCTGCTCTTTATTGAGCCGCTCGATCTCATCAATGGTTGTTTCCGGTTTCTGTGTTATCTCATACAGCTTGTGGGTTTGCTCTTTTATCTCCCTGCTTTGAGGAGTGTGGTATTGGAGTTCAAACTTGGTATGCTTACCATCCGGAGCCTCAAGTGTGCAATTTATGCCCTTGTATTTGGCTCCATCTTTCCAGGTGTTTGTTACCTTTTTGAATATATAACCTCTTGCCTCCAGCTCCTCCCTGGTTGATTCAAATACCTGCTTGAGGTTTTTCTCATCTCCAAGGTATGTGTATCTGATCACATCATGGATATTATCAATCTCCTCTTTGATCAGCTTGGGATCCCTGCTGCCATTCAACCGCCTCTGCATTTTCTCCAGGTATCTTTTTTTGCTCTTTACCTTGGTATCGAGCCCTGCTGTTTCAACCTTGAGCTTTTCTGCCACCTGCTTGATGGTATCGGTTATCACATTCTCACTTTGGAGGATTCCGTTGTATCCGTTCACCTCTCTGTATAACACCTTTAGATCTGCATACTCATCAGGGTTCTTGTACTTCTTCTCCCTGAAATCGGAGATGGTTCCAAGCTCTTTCTTGCCGATAACTTTGAGATATTTCTCATATTGAGCAATATCCGCTCCTCTGTGCTTGGCCACCTGCTCCGCAAATATAGCCTCGGGATTATGGGCCACATTCTTTTCATACCATTGATTGTATGTGATATCTCCCGGGAATGTCATTACCTTGCCGGTTTCAACATCCCTGGATCTTCTTTTCAGCTGGCTTAAATCCTGATCATCTATCTCTGAGAGCACTGTGGTTCTGCAATACGGATGGAAAGGCGGATAATTCACACCCACCTCCATATCATCATATGCAAATACCTTGCCATCCATCTCCCTGCATATATCGGATGTTCTTAAATCCAATGTTGCAAGAATCCGGTAATGGTCAAGCCCTGCCTCTTTATCTGCTGCTGCCTGAGCTTGTCCGGATACATATGCGGATTCTGTTCTCACCAATCTCCTTGCATTTGATGCTCCGGTTGCGTACTTTGCTGCAAGCTCCGCTGCCATATCTGTTTCACTCTTGCCTGTGAGATATCCAAGCAACAGCTGTTCTTTTAATTCTCTTGCAAGGCCCTGAGTGTTTCCCCATATTCTCTGTGAGTAGTTTGCACCGCTCCAGTTCATTTGCAGGATCCTGTTGATTTCTTTCTCATCCACATTACTGAATGAAAAATCAAGCCCGGTTCTCTTTTTGAGATCATATATCTCCCGGTAATAGGAATCATTCAGCTGATCAACATAATGATCTGTGCTGATTCTCTTCTCCTGCTTGTAAACCTCTTGCATGGTTCTATCTATCTCAGATTGCAGATTCTCAAGCCTCTCAATCCTTGCTCGGTATGCCGGGCTCTCAAGTTCTTTGAGGATCTCCTGCGCCTCGGGCCCTTTCAAGCCCTCCAGCTTTTTCTTGAGTTCTTCAAGATCTCCCGGATCCCTTAATGTGTTCAGGAGCTTTGTTGCCTCCTCATCACTCAGGTTGAATTTATCCCGGTACCGCTCATATATGGTTGTGATCTGATAATTGAGCTCCCTGGAGGCTTTGGCATAGATGTTTGCAATCTCCTTGGCGGTTTCCTCTGCACTCTCCATGGCCTCATACATTTCTCTTGCCTGTCGGCTCTCCCAATAGCTCATTTAATCACTCTCCCTTGGGTGTTTTCTCTGCGCCTGCTGCCGCTTTTTCATCATCGGCATCCTCATCAGTTTCATCATCCTCAGGAGGATTGTTATATCCCATTGCGAAAAGCTCCTGCTGCTGCTTTACGGCCTCCTCTTTCTGCTCTTTCAAATCCTCAAGCTCCATATCAGGATCCTCAACAAAAGGAATCTGCTTGATGAGGGTTTTCATGGATACAAGATCTTTCAAGCTGTAAAGAGTGCTTGCAAGCTCCTGCAAGTTCTTAGGCAACGATCTTGAGAATGTCGGGATAACACTTGTTGCATCCTGGGCCATTGCCTGCATATTGAGGTAATTGCAAAACAGGATGATTCTTTTCTGCAATCCTCTCCGGTAATATCTCTCTTTTACCTTTGTGATCATCTCCAGGCCAAGGAGCTTGTATTCCATGGCCACACCGGAGGTGTTGCCTGCAAAGTTCTCATCTGTAAGGTTAGGCACATGTGAGAAATTGTAAATATCCTCCTTGATTGCCTTTCTTAAGATCTCGGCTCCGCCCTCATCCATTGCCCTGGTGAGATATTCTGCTTTTGCATCTGCCGGGAGCTCAAGGAGCTTTTTCTTTCTCAGCTCTTCCTGTGCCTCTTTTGTTTCCTCTTCATCATCTCCGAGAATGGAGCCATATAATACCAGGATGGCATCAATAAACTGCTCCTTGTCGGTTACTCTGTCACTCATGAGAGTGTTGTATGCATCGATCAGAGGAATCTGCTGCTCAAAATCACCCATGCCCTCTTTGTTGTTCAGATACTCAATGATCTGAATGCCACCAAAGTGATGCTCTGTCGGTTCCTCTGTCAGGGTGTTGGCCACATTCGGATCATTCTCGATGTTGAGCACGTAATTGT